TTGTAAGCATCTACAATAGTTACTGATTCACCTGATTGAAACAAACGTTCAATATCAGAAATAAAAATTTCAATTTTATTGTCAGCTAAAATAACATTTTCAATCGTAGCAAATGATTTTGATATTAAACCAAATACTTTATAGTTGACTGCGGCAAGAAAGTTTGTATCTGATGTTTCTAAAAGAATACTCTTAGGTACATACCATTTACCTGAAGATGCGGCAAGGACGGCATCTTTTGTATAGAAATAATCAAAGTCTGAATCAAACAAAACTCTGAATAAAAATTGATACGATGCAGGAGTACCTTTAGACTGGTACAATTGTCTTGCAATTTTTACCGCAGTCGTAGGTGATATTAAAGATTCTGCTGGAAAGTATTGTAAGAAATCATTAATGAAATACTGTTGAAAACCTTCAAGAGTATTGTCGATATCTGTATAATCCCATAGACTCTTTGATGCATATAGAGCACCTTGAGTACCGTTAGTGTCTGCTGTTACTGTATTAGCATTTGCAGTATTAGCGAGTTCCATCCATTCGTAATACGCTTGTAAAAACGTTACGAAGTTATTCCCATATACCGAAGTATCTAATAGATACTCAGGTAACTGCGATGGTATGAATAACGATGTTTTCTGATTACTTTGTATCATTATTTTGCGGTTACATTAACTGTGATAGCAGTCGGATCATTAGGATCAACCGTGATAATCCTATTGTATGTAGATGAGAACATAGTCGATGCAGGATTAACTGTAATAGACAATTGAGCAAGAGCATTGTCAACATTTACAGGATTAAATGCATTTAATGTGACGATACCATTTATATAATCAATTACACCGATGTTTGGGTTTAAAATAGTTTTGACATTATTGCCGTTATAATAGTATAAACGTAATGTGCCATACTGACCTTCTAATGTAGCAACAGCGGCACCATTTGTACCTGAGGTGTCATTAATTGCGGGTGTGATTACGATTGAAGCGGCAGTATAACCTGAACCTGCATTAGTCACATTAATTGCACTCAGAGAGCCATTTGTAAGAATTGCCTCAGCAGTTGCACCTGTACCATCACCATAGATTGTGACAGTTGGTTGATACTGATATGAATAGCCAGGATTGATAATTGAAATGGATTGAATACCTGATGTCACTTCTGGCATTTCATCAATATAAACACCATCAATTATATTTGTAATGTTTGTTGGGTCTGTGTATTGAATGCCAGGATAACTTGTAACACCACTTAGTAATACACCTCTTTGAAGTGGTACACCAAAGTTAAATTTATAAGATTGAGAACCAGTTAAACTAGGATAGAATTTTTTCTGTAACTGAATTGCAATTTCATTACCTAAAATAGCTTGATTTGCATTTTGAACTGTTACAATTAAATCGGAGCCAGAGAATGTTGAATTGAATGTGTTTAATGTTGTGTTGGCAAAATTCTTAATTGAATTGAATACCAAAGAACCCATTTGTGATGCACTATATGTTGTCTGTGTTGAATTAAACAAAACATTAGATGTTATCTTAATGTAATTGTAATCAGGATCAACGATTACCGGAACAACAGTCATCATTGAAATAGGTTTTAAAATCTGGTCGGTAATAACAGTCTTTTGTGTTTGAGTTAATGTATATGCACCTGAGGGCTTCAAGCAAACAAATACTTGTCCATATACTGGCGGATCATTTTCTTGTCCACCCCAAACATTTACAGCATCAAAACCGAATAATGTATTCTGTTGAATAGCAGAGATGTAATCGTCTTTAGTTACTGCACGACCTTGAGCGGCATATGCTTTAGGTGCTTGATACTTAATAGAAGAAATTGATTCTTTGTTCGAGCCTTTTGTTGCCGGTAAACGACCAGTAACAATACCATTAAATCCACCAACGTTAGTCATTAATGAGAAACTATTTGCACCTGCCGCTGAAGAACCTTCTGTTGACAAATAAGAAACTGTAATAATATTACCATCTGTCAATTGTTTACCAAGAATACCGTCACCAAAAGAAATTTCATAGTTGCCGGTTAATGCTTCATTGATGAAATAAACAGTAGAAGAACCATTTAAATATAAACTATTTGATGCTGGTTGATATACTTGAACTGCTGAATTTGATGAAGATTGTTGAACAACAACTTTCAATGTTGTGGTATCAATAGCATTATCAGGTATTTCAAATGTATATGTTGGGTTACTTGTAGAATCTACGGTAAATGAGTAAGATGCAAGTACACCTTGATATATTGCAACATTAGAAAATGTACAAACATTAGTAATTAAATTTGTTGTTGCTGTTACAGGATTAATATTTGTAAAAACATAATTAACGCCATTGATTTGTTCAGACAAAAACGTTGAGAATGATGGTAAAGTTACAGTCGGTGTTGTAACTCCTGTAAATCTCATATTGACAAATGCAACAGGACATATTGCAGATTTGGGTGTATAGTCTAATAACTTTGCATGTGAAACGACAGAACGTCTTTGCACAGCAGAATCTAAGAACATCTCATTAGCTACCATATTAAGATAGAAAGCATTATACTGTGTATTATAAGCAAAAACATCTAATAGGGTATCAATAGCAGAACCTTCAAAGTTGTAATCTTTAAACTGAGACTGACCTTGTAGATAGGTAATAAAGTTCTGCTTGATTGTGTTAAAATCTAGAGCAGTTAGTTGAATGTTAGAATTGGCTCCAGCCATTATCTATTCCTTTGAAGTATTAGATTGATAGCAGTCGGTGTCGTATTATTACCAATAAAAACAGAAAGACTGACTTGAAAACTATCTTGGTCTGCATTTGCAGAAACGTTTAACTGATAAATTGTTGCTCTTGGCTCATAATTTGAAATGAGTCTGATAATTTCATCCTCAATACTACTTGCGGTAAGTGGTGAAACTGGCTCAAACAATAATGCTGGTAGACCGCTACCGATTGTTGGGTCAAATAATCTTTCATACGGTGCAGTATAAAGAATATTTTTGATAGAACGAATGACTGCCTGCTCATTATAACTCATAGATATATCGCCCGTCACCGGGTTGGGAAGGAAACGTAAGTCTAAGTCTGAGTATATAATTGTACTTGCCATTTTCTATTTATGTTTAAACGGATGGGTCTAATGGTATTGGAGGTGCTGTTGGTGAGCCTAAACCAATTGCAATATGAGTATGTGTATCGTAGAAAGTTCTTAATGCAGAAAGTGTTGAGGTATCAGGTGTTGCTAAAGGTCCTGCATCATAAATGTTTCCTGGTACAAGAACCGCAGGTGTCAATGCTTTAAGGCCGACTGCAACTGAACCTAGAGGTGCAAGTATACTACCAGTTGAAGAAGATATTGAACTTACTGCTGAAATACCGCCTAGAGCTGTTACACTACCATTTACAGTCAAATCAGAATTTAAAAGTAATGAGTCTGCTGAAAGAGTTAACGCACCATTTGTTGAAATATCTAAATCACCTTCACCAATAATCTCAGCATTACCGGTAACATGAGTTATCATATCACCACCAACAGTCTGATTAACATTACCGTCAACTTGTATATAGGAATCACCTTGAACGTGCATGACTGAAGGACCTACAACGGTAATATTACATTGTCCACCTATGTAGACATTGTTGTTTGCCATTGTAATTTGATAACCATTACCGAAAATCTTAGTAATTCCTGTGCCGTCTGCTTGCCATTCTGTAAAATTGTTTGCCGTTCCATGTTGCAAACGAATTCTTTCTGCACCAGGTGTATCATCCATTTCAAATAGATGACCACCCCTAGTCTGCTTTACATTGTTGTAGGGGTACTGTGGTTTTGCCGTTGAAAACGGTTCAGACCATGAACTATCAGGTATTGTCATAATTTAATCCTATTATGCTTTCGATGCGGAAACTGCTTTTGCCGCTGATGCTTCTGCTTCAGCAAGACATTGTTTAAATTGATCCACTAGATGTTGAAGACCGTTCTTAATTGCATCTTCAATTGCCTTCTTAAGTGTCTCAATCAAATTTGTAATCCACTTTATGTATGCTTGAATGGTTTGAATTGTATCTTGTATTGTTTTAATTACTTTCTTAACCCAAGCGGCGGCGGCCTTAGCCGCTTTAATTTGAGCCTCAACATCACCTAAGCCCAATGCTTTAAGAATTGCAGTTCTAAGTTCTTTCAACGCTTTTAGAATTGCAGACCTTGCTTGTGCAATTGTACTCGCCATACCATTACAAATATCACATACGTGAACTGTTTTTGAATTTGCGTTTGCTACTGGCGTACCTTTTGTCACACCTGTTGCAGTAGCAGGTGTTGTTCCGCTTGTACCTGTTTTCTGTGCAATATTTGGGTTTGTATTATTACTTGCTGATGTCGCTGATACATTAGGTACCTCAACGACTGTGGCATTACCCGCAATATCAAATGGATTAGTTCCTGCTGTTGCTGGTGCAGATACAGCTTCAAGATTCACACCTGCCGGTAGAACACTTGTAGCGGAGGCATTTGTATTTGCAAGAGGTGACAAAGGTTGAGCCGCATAGAACTCTCTTGCTTTTTGTAAATCTGAAACTGGTTGCGAACCTGTAGAACCTTGTGTTGTTGAATCTGCCATTTATTACTCCTTATTCATTCGGTGTGATACCGTCTGTTGTCGCTTTAGGTAAAATACCCATCATTATTGGAAATTGTCCTGACTCACCGTCCATAAAGAAACCCATCACCCATTCACCTATATCAGGCGTCTCAAATGAAGTCGAATTATTTATAGGTAGTAATGGATGTGCCCAAGGCAAATCCGAATCAGGAAGCATCTCTTGTAAAGGTGAATGCCAACCAAAAATTCTAACTTGACATCTACCTATTGTTAATGGGTCTGAATTGTTAGTGATGACACCAACCCACCAAACAAAACCATTGAAACCAAAAAAAGTATTACGATTCGACATTTTGTATTCCGTTCACGGCATTCTGAAAGCCTTGCGTTAAAGGATTTGGTGGTGCTGGCAAATAATGTTTATCATTAGTACCAAAACTTTCTTTTACCATTTCAATTATTGTTTTGTATTCTGTCTTACCGACTATGTGTCTTACACCAGTAACAAGATATTTACCAGAATAGAATAAATCATATTTCTTTGCCTCACTATTCGGTGTAGATAATTGTGTCGGTGTCAAATCATATGTTTTGAAATTCAAAACCATACCAACATAAATTTGACTGTCACCAGGAATAATAATCTTAATTTTCATATAGTTTGCAAGACCTAACTGAGCAACTCTATTCGGTATATATTGTTCAATATGTATGTCATGTGCGACAGATGAATTAGTTTCAGGTGAAGTGAAAAGTTGTTTCTCATTATAATTAGTTGGGGCAAGCCTTAAAGCACCGACTTCCATTCTAGAATCATTAGGTGAATGATACATTACATCACCCCAACGATTTTGTAATGATGTAGTTAACGGTGCTTTGTTTAATGTTTGCGATAATGCAAAGTACTGGTCATAAAAGAAATCTGTTACATTAACATTTCGTGTCAATGGGTCAATACTTATCAAACGATTATTAAAAATACCTTGTGATGTCGCTTCTAAAACATCAAAAAACTTTACCACTTCCATATGATTTACCGCAACTGCTTGAGCAGAGATTTCAATTGAGACGTTCTGCGGATTGTAATAGAAAGTTTTGAATGGTTCTTTTGTAAACAGAGACTGCAATGACACAAAGTTATAACCATTAATGTTCTCGAAGAACAGATAATCTGCACCAGGATTTAATGTTGCCGGTCTTGCATACAATGTTAACCAATGTAAGGTCTCAAATATTTTTTTGTTTGGCAGAATAAAATCATACAGACCTAGTGTTGGGTCAATATAAAAACGTTTCGTTTGTGCGTTCTTAGGTCTTGTTAAAGTTACCGACTGTGGTGTGAGTTTAAGATATGTGGTAAATATATCGTTTACGATATCACTTATTTGAGAATTCTTAAATGATTTTGATATTCTGTATCTTTCAGATAACATTAATTCTTCAGAGCAGAAATATACAATGAATGATTCTTGATTCTTTGAAACATCCATAATACGTTCACCGATTTTATAAATCCTGAACGTTCTTTCGATTGCTACATTATCGTTTTTATGTTTTCTTAATTTAAATTCGATAAACTCTGTACCGTTTAATCTCAAATTAGAGATAATATTCGTTGCATCAAACAATACCAATTCACCATAAATTGTGCTACTATAGATGTCTTCATAATAATTTAACTCTTTAAATTGTTCCTTTAATGGTAAAGGATTTGCTAAAGATGGAGTCAATAGATTGATGTAATCTAACTCAAAATCTATGACACTTTTAAGTGACGAAATTTGGTCTGCCATTTTAACTATTCATTAACGAAGTAAATTGATTTTCAATATCGTTTGCGTATATACTATTGATTATGTTTATATTTCTTTTAGATTCATTCAGTTGATTTTCATAATCTAAAACTGATATGATATTTTTTGAAACAGTATACGTTACAGTACCGCTTGGGAACGTTGCAGTTGAACTTGATATTGCAGTATTTGCATACGTTGGTGCATCAATAGTTACCGTTTTAATTGACGTTTGTGTTGATGAACTATCGTATGTAGTTATAACTTTTTGATAGCTATATATTGTAGATTGACAATATGCAGTCACGGTTTGATTGTTTGCCGCCGCTAAAGTACCATACTTGTCATTCAAATATGCTGTAAAATCTCGATTGCTCATAGGCCAATCGCCTTTGGGATCCATAATATTATTTGCATAAAATATCATCCAGTATCTGTACTGGTCATTATAATATTTGTATGCAATATTTTCCGGTGTATCTTGCTCTTGTATTGTATATTGATAGAACAATAAAGGCTGTAAAGATAACTTTGGTATTAATGATGCTCTTGCAGTTAAATCTACTGCACCAATAATATTATTGTTCTGGTCTAAGACTGCTGTTGCCGGCAAAGTACTAAAGTATTTCATGCGCCGTAACCTCCACCAAGATAATGTTGCTGGTCTTCAGCCGCTTGTTTTGCAAGTGCGGCTTGATAATCTTGATAGTTTTTACTAACTTTACTATTCTTAACGTCTGCTTTTGTAAAGATAGATGTTTCCATCATACTAAGTGTCATTGTAGTTTGAACAGGATAACCATCACTAAATGCGGCCCAACCGTTAGGTGCATAATCAACCGCAACGTTTGTGATTACACATTCTTTAATATCAAAAATCTTTGCTTTTTGTCCGCTTGAAATTGTATCAGTTAGACTATGATTTGAATTTAAGAAACCTAATCCTGCATTATTTAATGCACTTTTGAGTTGAGTGATAACAGAACCAGTAATACCATTTTGTCCTGTGAATACCATTTTTACAGACATTAGTTGTGGTGGTGTTAAGTATCTACCGGCATCTGTTGAACCAGCATTTATTAGACCAGGTGAAGAATAGTATGTGAATGTGTCAATAATATTTTGAACAGTCTCAGCCTCAGCAGAACTTTTTGGTGTGAATATAAAGGTCATCGTAAAGTTTCTGAAGTCTCTACCTTGATATATTAATTGAGTTTGAGGATTAACAAACTGACCTAGGGCTTGTTCTAATAATTGTGTTTGATTATCGGCAGAACCACCTAATTTACCACCTAACGTACCTAATAGTGTTGATATTGCAGATTTAGCATTAGGATCGGATAGAATATCTGATGCAGTTATATTTGAAATACCATTCTTAGAAAGACTTTTAATAGAATCTGCCGCACTCGCTAAAAAACCAAGTTTGCCAAGTTCTTGAGTCATACTTACCGAATTGTAATTTGAATCCCAAGATGCAGTTAATGTATCCGGTAAATACAAAGATATTTTTGAAAGTATGTTTGATTTTTTTCTTGGCTTATATGTTGTTGCTGAATAACTAGATTGAAATAAACTGAAAAGTGCAGGAGCGGCACTAACTAATTTTGCTTCTAATGAAGTTGTAGCGGCTTGTAATGCTTCAAGATTAGCTGGTATCGAACCACCTTCTTTTGAATACGCACTTCTTGCCTCATTAAATTTTGTTACCGCTTCTTGATATGCACCGACAGCAGTTTGAGCGGCCGCACTTGCAGTATATGGGGCATTACTAATAGATTCTGCAAAAGGTGTGTTCCAATCGTAAATTGAAAACTGTACGGCATGACTCATTGCCGGATTTGTTGTTAAATCTGATGGATAAACAAAATTGCCAGAACCTTCTTTATTAAAAAGTTTTGCTAGAGGGCCTGCAAGTTGCTTAAATGGTACTTGTAGCCCGTTTTTGGCTGGATTGGTAATAAATGACATGTGCCTAGAGAATAGTTGTTAGAGGTATTTATATCATAAATAACGGGACATTCAATAATTGGTAATAATATGGCTTATAGCGGA